GAGAACAGATCATTCCATAATCAATGAGTTTTTCCCCGTCGCCCCCGACGGGGCTTTTTTTTGGGATTTAATAAATTGAAATAAAAGGATTTATTTCAAAAGTGTCCACATATCGACCACATTGACAAGAATAGCCCCCTTTCCAGGGGGCTATTTTTATACTGCAAGACTAAGTTGACTGTTCCCGTAATGAGAAGCCGGGAAAGCATCGCCGGGGATAAATCCTGGCGGCAAAGGATCTGCGCTGGTTGAGCGCTTCGTTACTCTGCGCTCTACGGTGTTAAGTGTCGTGAATGACTCGCTGCATTCAAGATTCTGGCATTGATGATATTGCCGGATGGTGAACTCGCTTAACCGGCGGCTGGTGCGGGTGCGGGCGTTTGCGCCGCAGTAGGGACAAACAAACATGATGATCTCCCATAGGGAGTTGAACTCACGGCTATTATGGCCGCTACTGTTCAGTTTCTGCAATCCAGTCGCTTATTTTCGCTTCAAGCTCCATTTTCGTGGTAAATCCGTTATCACCGATTACATGTTCCGCTCTGGCAATGATCCAATCCTGAGTATCGATTTCAGGCTTAAAGCCCGACACGGTCAGATGCATACCCGGGTATAAATCGGCGCGGCCGCGCGCCAGGGTTATCGAAAACTGTGCTGCGCCTTTCTGGAGTTGTATCCATTTTGCCGCAGCTGCGCGCCTGGCCGCCGTTTCGTTCTGATAGGTTTTACGCAAAACATACACGTTACCTTCAGCGCCTTCCATGTAATCCCCCTCCGGCCGGCTGCTTTTCTCCTCAGCCTTTTTTCTGGCAGTATTTGTTTTGCGCTTAGTGACCTTGACCGGTTTTTTCTTGCCGAAATTAAGATCCAGCCAGTACGCCCGCACACCAGTGTAAGCATCACGATCGGCAATGCGGAACCTGTGACGATCTCCGCTGGCACGGGTTATCTCAGCCGATGGCAGCGCCCTACCGGATGCACTGACGCCGCCCCCAGGCAGGATAAACAGCAGACAGCCATTTTTCACGGTGGCAATGGCCCCCAGCATCTCCGCCATGCGCGTTAAAAACGACATGTCGCTCTCTTCGGTCTGATCCGCATGGTCGATCTCAATGTCGATCAGGGCCTCGCTAATCATCGGCTTCAGGTCATAACGCCGGGCTATGGCCGATACCACCCGCTCTACCGTCAAATCATGCCAGGACACCTCCCGCCTGACGTTCATCTCTTCGCGAAAATCAGCGCTGTGCGCGGTGATGTCGATTACATCCGGCGGCCCGCTATGCCCCACCTCGTCAACGGTGTAGAAACCTTTGTAGATCAACGCCTCACCCAGCCAGCCGATGGACACCGCCAGCTCCGCACCGCGTGGGGGTAAATCCGTTACTCCGTCAGAGTCATCTACTGACAGAGTTAGCTGATCAGCATCAAAACCGTTGTTATCTGTAACAGATAGCGAGGTGATGCGGTCGGCCAGTTCGGTCAGGGCAACCCCACCCAGCGTGATACTAAAATCAGGTGTCTTTACGACCTCACTTAATTTTTCTACATACGCTTCGGCTGCTGTTGTCAGCGTGTCTGCTATCGACATAACTCCCCCGTTTTTTGCTGATGATTCCATGCCCGCGCGCGGGGCTGAATCCCTTTTTGTTGTCAGCGAACGGGAAGACCGGCAACCAGGCGACGCCAGCAGACTTAACGTTGAATATTGCCCTGAACTCAAAGAGCAACATGATGGTGAACTTATGTCTGAAACTCGTTTTCACGGCGTCCGCTCTCGCGAAAATACCGACCTACAGCAGGCAATCAATGACATTGATTCCAGCGTGATTGGTATTGTTGCGGTTGCTGATGACGCCGATCCGGAAACCTTCCCGCTCAATACGCCGGTTCTGCTGACACGGGTACGTAACGTCCTCGGCAAGGCAGGTAAAACCGGGTCACTTTACAAAGCCCTCAAAGCCATTTCCGATCAGTGCAGCCCGCGCGTTGTAATTGTCCGTGTGAAAGAGGCTTCCGGTAACGGCGCCAGCCAGTCCCAGACCGTTATTGGCGGAACAGATGGCGACAGCTATACGGGAATGTATGCCCTGCTGACGGCGGAAGCCAAAACCGGCTATCGTCCGCGCATCCTGGCGGTACCGGACTACGACACCGAGGAGGTAACGTCACAGCTTTGCGTGATTGCCCAGAATCTTCGGGCTTTTGTTTATGCCGGTTGTAACGGCTGCGCGACCATGGCGGAGGCTATTGCTTATCGCAAAACCTTCGCTTACCGCGAGCTGATGCTGATCTGGCCGGACTTCATCGCTTACAACCCCCTGACGGATGATAACGAAACGTTTCCCGCCCCGGCTTACGCCTGCGGCCTGCGCGCCGCTATTGATAACAGCCAGGGCTGGCACAAATCGCTGTCGAATGTTGTGGTGAATAACGTTCTGGGTATTTCGAAGGATGTGTTCTGGGCATTGCAGGCAGAAGACAGCGACGCTAACGAGCTGAACAACAACGAAATCACGACGCTTATCAAGCGTGACGGTTTCCGCTTCTGGGGTAACCGCACCACGGACACCGAAACCTACACTTTTGAGGTGTTTACCCGTACCGCGCAGATCCTGGCGGACAGTATCGCGGAGGCGCAATTTACCTCTGTTGACAGCCCGCTCACTCCGGCCAACGTGAAAGATGTGGTAAGCGGCATCCGCTCTGCGCTCAGCAAAAAAGTCACTGCCGGCCAGCTTATCGGCGCTGACTGCTGGTATGACACGCTGGACAACGGCACCACGGATTTGCGCCAGGGAAAACTGATTGTGCGCTATAGCTACAGCCCGGTCCCGCCGCTTGAAGATCTGACGCTATACCAGACCTTTACTGATGATTTTTACGAACCGGCGTTCGCGTCGCTCGGGGGTGAATAATGGCTGTTCCTCACAAACTGCGGCTTTTTAGCTGCTTTGTTAACGGCGACAACTATCTGGGAAAAGTGACCTCTTTCACTCGCCCCAAACTGTCACGAAAGATAGAGGACTATCAGGGCGGTGGCATGCTGGGTGCGGTCGGTGTTGATCTCGGCCTTGAGGCTGGCGCGCTGGATTCCACCATTGTATTTGGTGGTGTCATCAAAGCACTGTTTCTCGAATACGGAGCAGAAATTGACGGCACGCGGCTGCGCTTTGCGGGTGAATATTTCACTGATGGCGAAAGCCAGCTTGTCGAGGTAGAGCTGCGCGGGCGATTTACTGAACTCGACGGTGGAGACTCAAAACAGGGAGAAGACACGGAGGAAAGCTACACCTTTAAATCCACCTACTACAAATTCTCCATTGATGATAAGCCCATTATCGAAATCGATCTGCTGAATTTCATCTACAAAAAGAACGGTCAGAACATGTTCCCGGACCGCATCACCTCCGCCCTTGGCATGGGCAATTAATAACCTTTCAGAGGGTGGCAAAGATGCCGCCCGGAGATTTTTAACATGGCTAAAAAAACTAAAAACCTGTTCACGCTGATGCAGCCGGTAGTTCGTAAAGACAGTGAGATCGGTCAGGTGGAAATCACTGGCGCCATCAGTCAGGCCGGATCGTTGCGCGGCCTGAATCTTATCCGCGTTGCCAATATGGATGCAGACTCAATTGCCACGCTGTTGACGCGAGTCACCGCGCCTGCGCTGACACAAAAAGAAATCAACGAAATGCACACTCTGGACTTTATCGGGCTGGCAGAGCTTCTGGTCCCTTTCTTGAATCCGCCGGAGCCTGGAGCGTCGAACGTGGCGGAGACGGAGAGCGAGTAATCACCGTTGCGTTTGACCAGATAGACGATCTGGTTGCTGATATTGCCGTTATTTTTAACTGGCCGCCCTCTGAAGTTTTTGGCATGGATCTTGGCGAGGTGATAGCCTGGCGCAAGCGGGCGGCGCTTCGAAGTGGTGCCAGTGATGAAGAGTCTTGATATACGCGTTGCTTTCAGCGCGATCGACAGATTTACCCGCCCCGTTAATGCTGCCCGCCAGAGTGCGGGCGGCCTATCCGACTCCCTCAGAAAAACACAATCCACCCTGAAAGGGCTCGATAAGAGCAGTGCCACTTTTCAGCGAATGACCGCGGCCGTCGGCAAAACCGACCGTTCCATCTCACGTGCCCGTGCCCGCTTTGATGGCTTGTCAGAAGCACAACGTAAAAACGGAACGCTGACGGAAAAACAGCAAATACTGATGTCCCGATTGGGTGAGCGGCTTGATCGGTTGACCGCAAAACGCGTGACGGAAGTGGCCCGCCTCCGTGAGAGTGCATCAGCCCTGCGACAGCATGGCGTCATGCTTTCCGGTAGTAGCGCCACCATCGGTAACGCGATACGCCGCACAGAACAATACAACCAATCCCTTGAACGGGAGAAACGGCAACTTGCTGCGGTCACTCAAGCTCGTAAACGTTACGAGGGTGCACAGCAGATGGCCGGGAAGTTGCGCTCTGGCGGTGCCATAGCATTAGGTACAGCAACCGCTGCCGGGTATGGCGCCGGACGCTTCCTGTCGCCTGCGGTTGGTTTTGATGAGGAAATGTCAAACGTCCAGGCGCTGACGCGGCTCGATAAAAGCGATTCGCAGCTGGCCGCCTTGCGCACTCAGGCAAAAAAACTCGGTGCTGAAACCGCCTTCACCACACGTGACGCCGCCAGCGGCCAGGCCTTTCTGGCAATGGCGGGCTTCACACCAGATGCTATCCGTGCAGCACTGCCCGGCGTGCTCAATATGGCGCTGGCAGGCAGCATGGAACTGGGTGAAACGGCAGACATCGGATCAAACATTCTTTCTCAGTTTTCCCTCGATGCCGGAGAAATGGACCGCGTCAGCGATGTGCTGACAGGTACATTTACCCGTACCAATACCACGCTTAGCAGCCTCGGCGAGACAATGAAAGTTGTCGGGCCGGTAGCGGCGGGGCTTGGGATTAGCCTGGAAGAAGCAGCAGCGATGACAGGCACGCTTGCGCGCGTGGGAATTCGCGGTAGCGAAGCCGGTACGGCAATGCGTCGCTCCCTCTCCCGCCTGGCCTCCCCCACTACGGCAGCCAAAAAGGCTCTCAAAGAGCTGGGAGTGGAAACTGCCGACGCAAGCGGAAAGATGCGCCGCCCGTTTGATATCCTTCTCGATCTACAAAAACGCGTCTCCCGCTTTGGCGAGGTGGATCAGGTTTCATTTTTCAAAGATATCGCCGGAGAAGAGGGTTTTACGAGCCTCCAGTCTTTGGTCAACGGTGCAGGTGATGGCTACCTCCAGTCACTCTATGAACAAATTGCTGAAGCACATAGAAATCAGGAGGCGTTCGCCGTCGCTAACAAGAAAAAAGACAACCTTGGCGGCGATTTGAAGGAGCTGGACAGCGCGTGGGAGGCGTTCCGCATTTCTGTGGCTGAGACAGTAGACGGCCCATTGCGCAGACTGACACAGGGGCTTAGCCGGGTTATTGGCACTGTTCAAAGCTGGGTAGACGAAAACCCCAGACTTTCACAAACGTTGTTACTCGCCGGCGGGACTGCACTGGCACTGACCGCAGTAATTGGCGGTATGTCATTAGCTGCTGGTCTGCTGATAGGTCCGCTGGCGAAGCTCAGACTGGGGTTTGCGATTCTGTCCGGCGGGAGCGGAATCGGAGGTACGGTATCAGCGTTCCGCATGTTGAGTGCTGTGGGCAGCAGCTCACTGGCAAAAATTAGCGGATGGGTCGCTTTACTCAGCGGCCTGGCCGGACGCATCGGCGTATTAACCAGAATGATGGTACCCCTGCGCGGTGCGTTACTTGGCGCCTTTGCCTCTCCGGGGACTGCTATCAGTGCCCTGTCAAAAAGCATTGGCGGGCTGGCACTGCGGCTAACCGGGATCCCGGCTCTCTTCGGCATTGTAAAAGGCGGTATTGCGGCGCTGAGTGGCGGCTTATCAATGCTGTTGAGCCCAATCGCCTTAGTGGGTGCTGCGTTTGTAGCGGCTGGGGTACTGTTCTGGAAATACTGGGGACCAATTAAGGCCTTCTTTAGCGGTTTTTTTACAGGCGTCATCCAGGGGTTAGCGCCAGTTTATAACGCATTTTCCCGGCTGGCGCCCGTTTTCGGGGTCATTGGGGATGGCGTCAAAAACGTCTGGAACTGGTTTAAAAAAATATTAACGCCCGTTGAGGAGAGTCGCGAGGCGCTAAACAAATGCGCCAGCGCCGGGCAGACCTTTGGCGAAGCCCTGGGGACCGCACTTAGCGTTCTGCTTTGGCCCCTTCAGAAGTTAATGGAAGGCGTCGGCTGGTTACTGGAGAAGCTCGATCTCATCCCCGATGGCATTGAAAGGGCCAGGCTGGAAGCGGCCAGACTCAGGGCTATTCCGGTTATGTGGGAATGGGATGAGAAATCCGGACGCATGGTTAAAAGGGAGTGGCAATGGTCATCTGAAAAGCCTGCAAGCAAAGGCAGCGCCCCGCCGCCCAATGTGCTCGGGGGCAACTCTGGAACAGAGCGGCGGCTGGGCCAAATCGCGGATAACACTAAAGGCCTTTTAGATGAGGAAAAGCGAAAACGTATCGGGCCGGGTGACATTGTATTTAAAAATCTCCCCCCAGCCTTTGCAGTGCGTGGTGAATGGCAGGAATCGAGGCTTGTCCACCAGGCTGTCAGCGCTCGCCCGGTTATTGCCGCTGGCGAGCCATTAATAAAACAGACGCAGGCATGGCAACCGGTACGCCGAAATCAAAGCGCCTCCAAGGCGGCTGCGGCTTCAGATGGTAGTTTTTCCGGTGATATTCACGTTCATCTGCACGGCATTCAGAACAGCAATCCGCGCGAACTGGCGCGACTTGTTGGCGAAGCGGTCCGCGCAGAAATTGATAAAAAGCAACGCGCTGCCCGGGGTTCGTTCCGGGATAACGATTAATTAGGAGTAATAACTATGATGATGGTATTCGGGCTCTTTGTATTTGAACTCAGGACACTGCCCTATCAGCAATTGCAGCTATCCCGTAACTGGCGGCACGTTAAGAATGACCGTGTGGGCCGGAGCGCAAAATGGCAGTACGTAGGCGCCGGTGAGAACCAGCTGACGTTGGGTGGGCTGCTGTACCCTGAAATTACCGGCGGCAACCTGTCGCTGGGTGCTGTCTCGACAATGGCTTACACCGGGCTTGCCTGGCCACTGATTGATGGCGTCGGTTCCATCTACGGGATGTATGTCATCACGGGCTTGCAGGAAACGCACCAAGAACTTGATCGCTATGGCAAGGCGAAAAAAATTGAGTTCACGCTCTCACTGCAAAGGGTTGATGAGGATATCAGGGAGGGGCTGCAAAGTGCCTCTGTTAGTGAACTGATGGAAACGTTAAAGAAAGGTTCTGAGACTCTATTAAATACAGTTCAAGGGATACATGGCGGTCTGACTTCCTAAGCGACAGCACGGTCATTTATGTGTATTAGTGCAGACTTGAGCAGGCAGCTTTCTCTGACGGCAAATAATCAAATCTGACAATCAGCAAAGAGCGAGGAACGAGGAACGAGGAACGATAGCTTCATTTCTGGCCACATTCGGAAGATGAACAGTCCGACGATTAGAAGTTTTAACTAATTGATTATTGGCATATTTAGTGGTTTAGCAGCATCTAACCCAATAAGCTTAAAAGCAATCTTGTAATCTTTGAATACAACATTTTAAGCCTATTTGTCTTGTGGTTATAGCAGTGATCTATTGCGTGCCGATGAGGATACCTCTTATGATAAGTTACTGGAGGGATGATCAGGTTACCATAAGATAATTTTGAGGCACAGATATCATGTGTTTCATTTTATGGAACATAAATCATTAGACTTGTGGGTAATAATTTAAGGGATAGCTAGAAATGAATAAATTACCGAAGGAAAGTTCAAGCCAAGAAATTGGTCGACTTGCTGGTCGCGCAATATCGAGCAAATTTCCAGCATCATGGATTGAAACACCTCAGTCAGGTGATAGTGATTTTGGAATTGATTATCTAATCCAATTAAAAGACCTTCAAAACAATGTATGTTATTCCTTTTATCTACAATTAAAAGGCACAACAGTTCCAAATTACATAACAAATGGTGAATTTGTAAGCTTTAGTTTCAAAACCAGTACGTTAGCGTATTATTACGCTCAGGAACCTCTTGTTATGGTTGCTCTTGTAGATTTAAGCATTCATCTAGATGATCTATCAAAGTGCCCAATTTATTTTTTGTGGCTGGATGACGACTGGTTTGACATTAATAAAGAAAAAATTGAAGAGCAAGAATATCTGACTTTAAACATACCAACAAATCAAGAAATTAATAATAAGTTGGATGTTTTTAGCTTCTATGAAAAACGCATAATGGAGAAGTTGGCAGTACAAGGATTGAGGAAAGCAATAAAACCTCATTCGGATAACGTAAGTCGTAGCATTGTAAAATTTTCCGAATATATTGAAGAAAAGCCAGTTCTTATAAAAGCTGTTGAAGAAAGTGGTGATGAGCCATGGATATCAAATCCAAGCGGGGAAGCTGTAACTCTTCTAAAAGAATGTTCAGATGCACTGAATGAAAATCTCATAAAAAAAGCACAAGAAATACTATCGCGACTTGATAACTGGCCAAACCAACTTAGTAGCCATGAAAATGCAGAGTTAATATTACAGAAATCAATTCTATGTGAACTGCAGGGAGAACTACCTGAATCATTAGAAATCCTTCGAAATGTAAAGGACTATAGCGACAAACCTCGTTATAAACTAGCTTTTCTCGAGGCAAAAATAAAAAATGGACAGACATTGAATCAAGAAGAACTTGCTGATATTGAGCGAGAAATATTAGCTGGAGATTTCAGGGCGACATTTTTAAAAGCAAAATTCTTGGCAATCTCTGGCCATTTGAAAGAAGCCACTGCGATAATCGATGAAAAACAAAGTAAAAAATTTACAGCAAAATTATTATTACTAACACTGGCTGAAAATACTGAAGAATTCGATGAAGAAATAAATAAGATTGATCTTGCAATGCTTAACTCTGATAGAGATAAGTATGTTTATTATGCTCTCTCAGCAAGAAGATTCTTTCTAAAAGCACATGGCGATATTTTTAATTATGATCAGATTCTACCATTTACGGGAAAGTCAAATATCAATTTCGACCATATGAAAACCTCATATGAACTCTGTGATAAAGCATGGTATTACGCAAAAAAATTAGGTTACCCATCAGACTTTGTGATACTCATTGACATATCCACTGTTTTGTATTCTTATTTCAACAACATAAGCGTCTTATTCGAACGATTTGATGAAATCCTCAAAGAAAGACCTAATCACAATGAATTATGTTTGTTATATTCACGCCTTTTATATAATTGCAATGAATATAAAAAAGTGGTTTCATTACTAACACGGGTGAAATCTGAATTAAGCTTAGATGATAAATCTATTTTTTTTGCATCTAACTTCTACCTTAAAGAATATGATACAGCACTTGATATTTTTTTGAACATTGAAAATGAATTGATAGAGAAAAGCCCTGAAAACACTCCTTTCATACTTTGTTTGGCTATTGAAATTGCAACCGCCAAATTCGAGGATATTTTAGCCGATAGACTTAGAGCGACTCTTCTTAGTTATGAAAACGGAGAGGCTTTTTGGGCTGTTAGTTCATGCGTAAGAAAAATGATAGAGGAACCAAATAGTCAGCCCGACTGTGTTGAAAATCTTTATCAGAAGTATATTGAATTAAATAAGCCTGTAGTTATAGCAGAACATTTATTAAGGTTTTTCAATGTTCGCAATGAAAATACAGAATACAAAATTATTGAAGTTGCTGAAAGAATCTTAATAGATAAAGAGTTAGATGAAAGTTGCTCATTAAAATTGGCTGAGGCATATCTAAAAACTGGAGATTCAAATAAAGTTTTTGAAATTGTGGCTAAGAATCTGGAGAAAGTTAATGTAGACCCACATTGGCATGTCATCAAAACTTATGCTTTAGAGCTATCAGGAAGAGTTGGAGAAGCTGTAGATGAAATTGAACAAGCGCTGAAAGGATCTAACTATTCAACAGAACATATGAGAATATATGTTAACAAGTGCTTAAGTTTTGGGATGTTCAAACAAGTTGAAAGTGTTTTACAGCGGCTGTTATCCATTGAAAGTTCACGAAAAAATAAATTAGAATATCTGTCTAAGCTAGCAACTGTATATTCCTCTAATTCGGAATATAGCGAGAAATTGATTAGCAGCATAAAAAGAATCGGTGAATTGGTTGACAGAAATGATTGTCATGAAGAAGGACAATATTTAGCACTTGTATTATCCACGCAGATTAATATGAATGATGAAATTAGATCTGCATTCAACTTGAGAATTTCAGACTATTTCAAAAAATTCCCTGAATCTAATATGCTTAGAAAAGCCAATATTGATATTAATAATGGTCCCGAGGCATTACTTAATTCAATTCGAGAAATTGCTGGCATAACGGATGAGCAGATTGCACAATGGGAGAAAAACAAACGCTCTATCAGGAGGGGGGCTTTACCAATTCCATTTTCTATGCTTGGTCTATTTTTGAACAATACTAGGGATGTTTACACTAGTTGGAATATTGCAAAAAATACGCCCGAGGAATCTTTGGAATTTAAGATAAATCAAGCACCACAATCACCACAGGCAATATTTGATAGTTATTTTAACCAAGAGCCAAATTTTCTTATCGAAGAAACATCTTTAATATTGATGTACGAACTTGGCATCTTAGACATTTTCTTAGAAAATATTAAAAAATTCACTATTCTTAACTCTTGCTTTGAAAAAATGAATATTTCAAGGTTATTTAATTTATCTCTGGGCACAAACACTCTTCAACAAAATATTCTAAACACAATCACAAAACATAGAGCAAAACTAAGAGTTGAACATGATTGTAAAGACAATCTTCTTGAGTCATATCGTAACTTAACATCTAAGGACGGAGAGGGTTATGTCTTTTTAACTGACGATGCTAATATGTTAATGCTCTGTGGTAGCAATGCCGAATTCCTGTCTCATGGTAATATATATAACATTCTTTTATGCTTGAATCACAATGAGTCCATTAAAGAGGCTGAATTATGTGAATTAATTGCAAATGTATCAATCTATGGTTTCAAATCCATTAATATGGACATAAGCATAATGGCTCGCGTTTTTTGTTACTTCACAAATGAAAACGAAGATTACACGAAAACAGCATTCAAGAGTCTTTTTGACAAGGTTTTCAATTCAAGACGTAAATTTAATGAAACGATAGGTATCTTATATAAATTCTTGAGCCACCTCATTGATGAGGAGAAAATAAAAATCAGCAGCAATGTTATATTACCATTATTCACAAACTTCTTATTAAGATATCCGCAAGATAGCAAGGTCGATTTCATCCTAAATTGGTTTTTATATCAATGTACAAATGGAAGAGAATGTTACATCTCTGATTTACTACCAATGAGTGTGACTCATGCAACTTTATGGAATGTTTGTTACGAAATGTGTTGTATCTCAACGGAGAGAGAGGTAGATCAGCGCGAACTATTCTGTAAGATCTCTAATTTCATTCTACAACAGAACCCAAATTCTCGTGAAAAAATATATAAAAACGTCGTTAAGTGTTTTATTCCCGGAACTGCAAATTACGATTCATTTGTAAAGGCTTACAAAGATTTATCACAAACCAGAAAAATGCCTAATTAATTGGCGGTAATTATAACAAGTAGCAGGGACTAACCTGCTACTTGTCAATTAATATGGATTGATGTTAGCAATCTCCTCTTCTGGCCAGAGAATCCAGCCAGATTAGTTTAAGCTGCGTGGTAAGAATATCAATTCGAGCTCCAGTCAATGCACTTTATGTGCCGTAATCGATACCGATAAACACGGTCATTACTGACCACTTTTATGCCATGCGCTTCCAAATAACCAGCGAGACATACTCGTTGGTCACTTCTATCGCTTTATTTGTGGACGTTTTCAAGCCTGATGCATCAATATAAGTTCCCTCAGTGAGACCTAGCGGGCCACTTTTCTGATTATCTGTTCCGTGGGTAGTGTTCGGATCCCACGTTACCCCAGGTGATCTGTCACCAGAACGATGCCAGTGCGGTGGCAGATTATCAGCTTCGAGTTTTACCTTGTTACTCCCGCCGGTCACACCATACTGCGAACCAATACGCACCACCCTGTCAGCAAAGGTTTCGCTTAAATCAACCCATGTCTGCCAGGGGAACCGCTCCGCTGGACTTTGCTCGCCAGAGACAACAATTCCGACATAAAAAATGGCGTCAACAATAGCCCTATAAGCCGCTCCGTCGCTGTTGAGTCCCAGCGCCTTCAGGGCTTCGGATGTATCGCTCAGATCGGAAAGATTATTTTCTTTCTGAAGTGCGCCGGCGATACGTGAATCATCCCCCGCAGCTATCGTTCCCGCCGTGGTGCCCACATGCCGCGTGGCTGAATTCCCCAGCTTCAGATTTTCCCGTGCCTCGCCAGTGTCTGCTAAATCTGACAGGTTCAGGGCACGGCGGAGATAGCGTCTATCACCCGCTTCCTGCGTAATTGTGGCAAGAGCCGGATCTATAACAAGCTGCACGCTTGAAGTATGGGTCAACGTCAGCACCAGCGTCAGAATGATCTCTTTGATGATGGAATCTGATTGCGCCGGGAGGTATGTCGCCGGGTATGTGCCGTAAGCAATGAGCGTACCCTTAGCACTGACCAACCCCGCCTCTCTGAGCGTCTTACCCGGATAATCCTTGCAATTTATAACAATCTGACCACTGATAAACCCCTCATAGCTTGAATCAGAGTCAAAGGTTTCACGGCCAAACTGACCAAAAAGCGCGGTCACCGCAGCCAGGTCATCGGGATCGGTCGGCAATGTCACGCCGCCACCATCGCCGATCAGTACGGCGGTAATATCCACAACCTCCCCCGCCTGATACGCGGCCTCGATTTCAGCGGCGCCCGCCGTGGTTACTGTCAATCCTGTTGCCATAGTGTTTCCTCTGCTTCAATGCCATACACGCTGGCAAGACGATCATAAAAATCATCACTGACAGTTTTGCTGTCAGCATCAATATCGCTTTCAACGGGATGAATAACTCCCGCAGCCTGGAGCATTTGCAGGTATTCAAGGAAAAATTCATCGGTCTGGCAAAATCCGATCAGGCTTTTAATTTGATTGAATGTTTTCATAATTTATTCGCTATCCAGTTACCGGGTAAATCTGCGAAATCGTCCAGGCTGGTACAGTTGTAGAACGCGTAATAATGCGCCGTGACGTTTGGCACCTTGCCCATAAATTCCAGGCTCTTACCCGTGAGGGCAGAGCATCCCCTGAATGTGGCCGTCGTGGTGACAATCGTCGAATAACTGTCGAGATTGAATATCGTGCTGACGTTGGTTTTCAGTTGCGGGCAGCCGTCAAACAGGTAGCCGATTGTCGTGGCCGGTAAGTTATTCATTAGACCGGCCCCGACCTCTTCCAGTGCGACGCACTCGGCAAACACATTAGTGAATGTCGTGGCGTTGATACTGGCGACAAAAAGACCGGCAGGCACTGAGCGCAGGTTTTTACATCCCCTGAAGGTCTGGCCGTATGCCGTCACCAGCGGGTTACCACTGAACAGATTTTCCGGTATTTCCACCACGCCGGTATTCTGGAAGGTTGCGCCAAATGCGGTGATAAGCGGGCACGATGCAAACAGCGACGGCGGAATGTTCACCAGTGCCGTGCAGCCGTAGAACGTAGAACCGGCACTGATCAGCAGGGTGTTATGTTTCAGTAAATCAGCAGGCAATACCGCCAGCGCAGTACAGCCGGAGAAGGTCAGCGTCAGGGAAGTCAGGTTGACACAACCCGCAAACAGATCAGACGGCAGCGCGGCCAGCGCGGTGCAGTCCTGGAAGGCGCTCCCCATTGCCGTCAAAGAGGTCAGATCGCTGAACAGCTTTTCAGGCAGTACGGCAAGGCCCGAGCACTGATTAAACAGGCCGGTGACATTCGTCACTTTGCTGCATCCTGCAAACATATCCCCGGCCAGCGATACCAGCGCCGTGCAGCCCATAAATGTATAGGTCAGGTTAGTCAGGGAACTACAGTCACGGAATGCCCCGGCCCCGATGCTTTTCAGGGATGTACATTGGGTGAATGCATAATAGAACGTCGTGACCAGTGATTTACCTGCAAAGGCCTCTGCTCTGACGGCTGTCAGAGAAAAACAGGCATAGAAAGCCCGGTCAAAGCTCGTTGCCTTGTTACAGTCCACAAACGACGGTAGCGCCGTTAATGCTGTGCAACTATTGAAGACGCTGGCAAAGGTAGTTGCACTAACACACCCCTCAAAAATATCATCACCCACTTCTTCCAGAACACGGCAATAGTAAAAAGCGGAGGAAAATGTTTGCGCAAGCGCACAACCAGAAAAAACAGCTTTTCCCGCTTTTACCAGTGAAGAACAGCCGGAAAAAACGGTTCCAAAATGGTTAGCCTGGGGTAAATCCTTAAAGAATTCATCAGGCACAGAAAGCAGCTGCGTGCATCCACTGAATGCCCCGCCGAAATGCGTAGCTTCCAGGCAGTTGCGGAACAGGCGCGGCGGTAGCTGCGTCAGCGCCGTGCAGCTTCTGAAAATCGCTGTAAAGACGCCACCAGGCACATCACTGAATAAATCTGCTGACAATGTTGTCAGCGCGCGGCATCCATCGAAGGTATAACCGAAGTTATTTCCACTGACACACCCGTCAAAAATGTCCGTCCCGGTATCGATAAGGGACGCACATCCCGAAAACGCACTGGTGAAATGCGTCGCAGCAGCACAGCCCCGGAATGTGTTTTTGCCAGCACTCAGCAGGCGCGTGCAGTTCTCAAACACCGAGGTGAATAGCGTCACCTGAGATAATTCGCTGAACAGTCCATCAGGAACAGCAGCCAGTGCCGCACAGCCATAAAACGCCGCTGAGAAATCTGTGGCACCAGTAAACCGCGCGAATAAACCCTCTGGCAGTTCAGTCAGCGACGAGCAGCCCCGGAAAATGGAGGTACATTTCTGAATATTTGGCAGATCGTCAAAAGCCCCGACATGGACCTTGTAAAGGCCAGTTGCGCCACTCGCGAAAGAAACAAGATTGTCCCTGTCTCCCGTCAAAAGAATGATCTCCTGCACAGGGTTCAACGTCACTGAAACGTTACCCGACGTGCGCTGGAAACTGGCGGTTTCCGTGTTCTTAACCGTTATTGTGTACTCTTCTCCCTCCACAACGTCACGCGTCGGAATAACCCAGCCGTACACAGCACCGGCAGCATCAAAACGGTATTCCCGGCTGTCTGTTCCGTCGCCATAATCAATCGTGAAATCCTCATCCATGCGCACGTAGAACAACGGACGGCTTGCATTGTCGATGCGGGTGATGAACTTCATCACCGCGACCACTTTCACACTGATCACCGCGCTGACGCCGTTAGTCGTCGTGACGGTGACCGAACAGGTGCCCCGCTTCACGCCCGTAACCAGAATAGCGCCGTTGACTATTCTGGCGGTCGCAATTGTTTTATCCGACGCGGTTACCGTAAAGGTTTTATCTTCCGCGTATTCAGGGAGGATGGTCACCGTGACCGTTTCCGCGTCACCAGGGGCCAGATTCAGCTCGTAGCGGGATAAAACCACCTGCAACGGGACAAAGCGCGGAGTGATTTTCTCCGTGGCGTACATGTAACCGGCCGCATATGAGGTTCCCTGAAGTCGGCCAAATACATGAACGGAAAACCAGCTGCGCAGGTTCCTGGCGCGCAGTACCGCAAGTTTCAGATCCTGCTGGTCGAATTCCGTCACCGGCAAATCGTTCTGATACACGTTCAGGCGAAAGGTATATGGATCCCCTTTCGGGTTCTGATTGAACCATTCAACAATATCCGTCCCGAAAGGACTGTCCACCAGGGCATGACGGACGGCGGCGACCGTCCCGCGATGCCGGTGGATGTAGTGGGCGCGCTTGATCGCATCGCGTTTCTTTTGCTCTGACCAGTTAATATTCCAGGTATCAACCTGATATTCCCACGCCAGCCACGGCAGGAGCGCCAGCGGGCAGCTGTCGGGATCTTTCACCCAACGGATCAGATATACCGGCAACCTCGCCAGCGCGGCGGCGCTGGCCCTGTCGATGGCCCGCTCCACGGCGGTGGCGTTGGGTGGCAGAATGCTGGCGGGATAATTAGCGGTCATAGTCCATCACCACAAGATTGATTTTCACAGAGGTGCAATGCGGCGCTTCGCCCATCATCGCAACGACGTCGGCGGCCGGTGAATGCAAATCGACAGTGACAACGCCGTCCTGATGCAGCGCCCCATCTATGCCCGACCGTGCAGCGGTGGCGTTGATGAGATGCACAGAGGCGGTGTATTCGTTTAGTGCTGCGGTAGCTTTTTCCAGCACCGTGGCGGTGTCCACGCCGTAAGGGACGTAAATGTCAGCAACCACCTGATAATTCACAATCACAGCGGAACGGACATAATCAGCCACATAATCCGTAATCGGGCGCACGTCCTCCGGGTTCACCGCTGCGAGGACTTTATCGAGCAGAGCCTGCGGGGCGGTTCCATCTCCGGTGCGTGACAGCACGTAGAGGAAAACGCGGCCCTCCTGGTTATGAGTTTCAGGGCCATAGGCGCGCACGTCGAGCACATCCGCATCAGCCCCGCGCGCAAAATAGTGATAGGCATTACGGGCGCCCGCCGTGCTCAGGCGCGCCCATGAGAGCAGCGTGCGGGCGCGCAACTCTTCGTCGCTTTCGTATACGGCGTCCGCCTCGTCGGTGGCTTCAGTAATCAGCAGACGTTCAGTGTCAAAATTCCCCGCGACCTGATCGAGATCCGCCCCCAGGGCGCTGGAAAGCAGCACCGCTCGAACGGCTTCATTGATGCGTTGCAGCAGATGGATCTCGCGATAGGTGAAGGCCTGAGCCAGTGCCGCCATCGGTTCAGATTCCAGCAACAGCGCAGCAGACACAGAAGCCTGAAGTTCCGCAGGCATGGCCGCCACGATAAGCGCCCGGATATCAGCCAGCACCGTTTCAAAATCGGGCACCTCGACGATATCAGGCTGCGGGATCTGAGATAAATCGACGGACGTTTGCACACTAGCTCCTTAACCTGATGGTGTTGCTGGTTTCTGTCATGGTTTCCGTGATGGTGCCGCTCAGCTCGGCAGTCACTGCGCCTGTTTCTGAAAACACCACGTTGACGGTAGTCAGGCTGATCCGCGGCTCCCACTGCGCCAGCGCGATAGCGGCGGCGCCCATCAGCTGCATGCGGGTGACGGCGTTCTGCGGCGCATCGAGCAAATCAGGGATCGCGCTGCCAAAGTCCCGGCGCATCACACGCGAGCCGGTTGGCGTGGTGAGGATTTTTGTCACGGACTGCCAGAGCTGATCGTGATCGGTCAATGCGCCGGTGCCTTCCGGGTTCATCCCGGTATAACTGGCTGTCATTGCGGGCCTCCCGTGGTACTCCCGCCAGACTGCACGCCACCGTGTTTATGTTCGTGTACGGTGATCCCGTTTGACTGCAACACGCCGCCGGAGTGGGTCACATCACCGGCCATCTTTCCACCGTGGGTCAGCTCGAAAGTGTGCGTTTTGAGGTGGTTTGTGCATTCCACCTCCGGCGTGTCAAGCGTGACGCGGGTCTGTGCCTGGATATGCGCGGTTTTAATACCGGTCACGGCCAGCGCTCCGGCATCGTCAGCGGCGTCGTAATGCAGGCGCGCGCCATCGGGTGCGGTGATGCTGATTTCCAGCAGGCTGCTGCCCGTTGGCGGGTTATCTGCGCTGTATGCTGAGCCAATCACAAACGCGCTTTCAGGGTTGCCACCCGGGCAACCGATCCAGACCTGCTCCCCTATCGAGGGCGGCAGCCAGATGCTGAACGCCCCGGCACGGGTCACGTTCCAGCGGATCCAGGTGGTCAGCAGCCTGCCGGAGCGAACGCGCACCGCTTTCTTGTCGGCGCTGATTTGTTCCACGACGCCCAGGCGCAGAATGTTTTCCAGCAGGCGCATCAGCTCAGCATTCATGACGCACCGCCCAGACTGCTGATAACGGCGTTTTCCGTAGCGCTCAGGTCTGCCGGAGTTATGCCCAGTAGTTCACGCGCCGGGTACTGCGCGTAAGCGCCCGGACCAACCTCGTCTTTGAGGCCGTACTGGTGAATACGGGCAATGCGCGCAGCGATGCCGTCAAATCCTACGGTGACGCCGCCCGCGTCCGGCCTGAGCTTCATAAAACGCAGGGTGCGCAGGCGGGTAAACATCGGTGCTTTTTTTGTCTCTGAATGCGTAGCTGATTGCGTTTTGATTTCCAGATACCGCTCGATATCGGCCCGGTAGAAGGTGCGGATATCCCGGCGCTTCTCGTCAAAACCCGTGATTGTCCGGCCATATTTACCGCGCCCGCCGCGCCAGTTTTTCAGCGCCCGCACCTCGTTATTCCAGAAGAACTTGATCCCCTGCTGGGTGCGGTAAACCTTACGGCGGCGCACGGCATAGCCGCTGCCGTCCGGGTTTTTCTGTGACGCGATGCGACGCTGCTGACTACGGCGCACTGCCTGGCCAATTTTGCGCGCGGTACGGGTGCGTCCCGCCGGGCTGACGCCGTCGAGAATGTCCTGAAAGACCTGATCCAGCTCTCTGAACATGCGATCGCTCACGTTCCGGCCTCCTGAAGCATGCCTTCAAATACCAGCCCCCAGCCTGCGGCGTGGGGTGCCAGCACGCGCGGGCGCGGCTCTGGCAAATGCTCGGCATACGGCACACCGTTTTCATCCAGTTGTACCAGTACCCGCTGACGCACCGGCAACTCAAACATCAGATCGGCGGTGTCATCGTTGTTAATCAGTGTGGTGAATTTAATCTGCTGGTTTTTATCGGGGTTCAGCAGCAGATCGGGCTGATTAAACCAGAGCCAGGCCATCAGCGGCAGAGTGAAGTCGTCAATGCTCCCTGCGTAGTTCATGACGAACAGCACCAGAGAATAGCGATACATGAACGACGGCGTTTCACCGGTAGTTTCAATGCCACCCTCTTCAACAAACACCGTCCAGGCTTCCGGGTTCGCCCGGCACCAGGTATTTGCTTTCTCTATGGCGGCGCGGAGTGTGTTTATCTTCAGCATTTATGGCTCCTTTCGGGTGTTCTGGCGCAGACTGTCCCACTGGCGGATCGCCGCTTTGTCAGCATTGCAGGCATCAAGCGCATCCATCAGCCTGTCGCTGAATATCGCCACCGCGCCCCAAGTCACTGGCTTATCCAGCGCCGGGCGTGGCGTCTCTTCGGTCAGGCTCTCCGGGACGGGTTCACGGACCAGTTGAATGATCGGCGCGGGCGGTGCGTTTTTGCAGGCTGCGGCTGACAGCGTCAGGCACAGGAGTAACAGCGCACGTGTCACCATTGAACGCGGTCTGCATTGCTTCACGTCGTCGCTCCCCTTCTGCATTACGCTGTTGCTCACGGACTTTTACCTCTGCCAGTAACTTATGGGTTTGTATGGCGGTCGCCTTCACTTCCTGAATAACCTGGTCGTAACCGGTCGCCGTTTCGGTCAGCAACTTGTTGCGGGTCCTGGCCTCGCTCAGCTGGTCGGTCTGCCACCAGACAGCAGCCAGAAGGACAAGCATCACAATCACACTGCCCGCCCTCATGACGGCGTACTCAGGCCCAGCAGGCACCAGGCTTTAAAATCATTGCGCCGGTTAACCAGGCCGGCGGAGCGCTTACCGCCCACATTGACGAAATCAGTCAGCCTGTTGCACATCTGCGGCCATTGTCTGGCCTGGGCATGCTTCCAGATCGTGGTCCTCTGCTTGCGTCCGTTTTTATCGGTGAACCACATCAGCCCGGTGCAGCCCAGATTCAGGGCGGCATCAGTCATGGCCTCAAAGGTGAGCTGAGGCATGTCGGCGCCGTGAAAATTGTTATTAATACAGTTTTCTGCCCGTTGCAGATCATTGATCCAGCGTCGCGCTATTTCCTGGTTGCTGTATTCGCGGTTTTCCACGCCGCCCGTGGAGCCGATACCAATGGTCAGAGCACCCGCCGTGCAGTAATAAGGCGTGCTGCGGCAGTCTTCCCAACCTGCAATTTTCTGCTGCCTTTCTTTCGACGTTCTGACGCTCCCGGGCGCCAGCGAAATGCCCAGAGCCACAATCACCGCAATCGAACATTTTTTGATGATGTTCTTCATGCAGGTTTGTCTCCGTGCAGTTGCTCCAGCAACTGCCGCTCGCGGTCCGACAGATTGCGAGTTTCCGCCTGGCGGAGAATCTGCTCGATCAAATCGTTACGGCGCTGGCTGGCCTGCTCAATGCGGCGGCGGTGAATCGCCAGCCGGACGGCGGAAACAATCCCCAGAAGAAGTCCAGCCAGCGCCAGCTTTTCGCTGACGGTCATCACGCCCACGCCGGTCACCAGGGCGGATGTTGCAAACGCAAAATATTCGTTAATACGATCCAGAGTCATTCCCATAACTGGACGGTTACCCGTTCCACCTCGCTGGTTATCACGGGCATTTCGATCTCCTGCCCGGCATTCAAAAATATCTGGTTGCTCAGTCCCGGATTGGCTTCGAGCACCTTCTCCGTGACACCTGCGGTTTTGCCGTAATGACGCCAGCAGAGCTGATCAACCGTGTCGTTTTGCAACGCCCTGACTTTCATCAGAACAGCTCCGCATAGATACGGGCTTCTTCCCGAATGTCAGCGATACTCCAGCGTCCGTCCCGCCAGAGATCATCTATTTGCCTGTCCAGGGCTTCGGCGTCTTTGTCACCTTTTGGCGTGGTGCCAACATCCCTGTAACCCTCCAGAACACTGGCGCGCGTGAAGGAGTAGACCGCACGCCGGAAGCGGTAAACTTTTGCGCTTTCGCCGTTAATCTGCTCGACAGGTTCACCGACAGAAGTCAGCAGCACAGAGGCCAGAGATTCCGCACCTTCCGCTTCCCTTTGCTTGCGCCAGTCCTTCAATTGATCCGCGACATGCAGCGCGGCCTCCGTTGCCATATGCATTAATCGGGATGTTGTAATGTCACCGGCGATGCGGGCAGCCAGGCGCAGATCGTGGAGTTTTACCGTCGGCCAGAAAGTGCCGATGGCAATCTGTGCGCCGCCGTCGTCCACGTCTGTCACATCACTTTCAGCAGGTCTGACGGGGCGCTGTGCGATAAAACTCATCGTCGTTTCTCCGGTAGGTCAGGCGGTGGGCGTCCGGTAAAAAGACCGCATTACGGGCAGATCGCCGGGCGCGCCGCCTGTGGCGCGGGGCCAGTTCATTACGCTCAGGCGTTTACTTTGTGGCGGTTTTCGTTGTCTTTTTTGCCGCCGTTTTGCGGGTGGCTTTTTGAGTGCCGGCCGCCGTTTTCGTCTGCTTGCGCGTTCGTGTTGCTTTTTCTGTTGCGGGTGTTTCGGTTGCTGCTGTATCGCTGGATGAAGTCTCATCTTCCGCATCACCACTTGCCGCGCTGGTCCTCGGCGCCTTTTTCAAAGCGCTGACCAGAGAAGCGATCTCCCGTTTCACACCGGCACCCGGGTTCAGGCTCATGGCTTCCCGGAAGAGTTTCAGCGCTTCGCCTTTGGTTTCCGCGTCTTCCGTGTCGCGACGGCAAAACGCCCTCACCTTGCACAGCTTCGCGCGAACCTCATCCGGCATATCACTGTCAGCCACAATTTCGGCCAGCTCGTCCAGCATGGGGATATAGCCTGACAAATCGGCTCCGGCGTCCGTGGTGGCGAGGTTCAGAATGGGATTGCAGATTTCCTCGGCCAGTACCGTGGGTGCCGGGCGGCGATAGTTGTCATCCGGCATGCTCAGGCCATGCTTAACGACATAGCGCCCGATACGCAGCGCCAGCGCATAGTCGGAGCAGTCCACCGCCCACACCATCAGCGTGGTGATGACCGGATCCGCGCGCCCGCTGTCGCCCTCGATCGTGCCGTCAATCCATCCCTGAAACTCAGGAAGGATGCTGGCCTTTACAGCGGCCTTCGCCTGGCGGGACTGGATTTGGCTTAGCGAAGATTTATGCATATGCAGGCGAAAGAGGATCTGCTCATGCGCGGTGCGCGTCTCCGCGTCACGCTCATCACTGATGCCCCGCCTCTCTGCCATGACCTTCTGAAAGTGTCTTTGTGCCGGTGTCAGCATGGGTTCATTCTCCTGGGCGGGCTTGCTGCCCGCCATGTGATGGGGATTATCAGGCGAATGTCACGCCGTCGATCATGGCAATCATGCCGTACTCTTCAATGACATAGTCATCATTGCTGGACTGGTAAGTCGCCACGCGGTTGTATTGCGGCTCTTCCCGGATAGAGCGACGCAGGGAGCCTTTCTGGTAGTACACAGAGAGGTTTTTCAGGTTGGTGATGAGCACGACATCTTCAGGAATGCCCGGGACAAAGACCGTCGGCAGGCCGCCGATCTTTTCCTGGCTGACAATGAGCTGCGCGGCCAGTAGTTCGGTATTCGGATTGGTCTGGCTGAGCGCGTTCACTTTCGGCAGGTTCACTTTCAGCAGCAGATCGGACGAGAGCACAGTCACCAGACCGGGAGCGCGGCGGAACCAGGGATCCATAAGGCTGTGGCGTGCATCGAGCACGGCGGCATCAATATTGCCGTAGGTGCCTGACGCAATTACCGCGTTATTCTCATCACGGGAAGTCAGCGTGATACCTGGCATAATGCGCTGCGGCGCCTCATTGCGGATCTTTTGCAGCCAGCCAACGCCGCAATCCTGCAATAACGGATAGGTCGTGCGGTCGGAGTTTTCAGAGTAATGCGTGCCATTAAAGCCAATCATCTGGCGATCCAGCCCCAGCTGACGGGCCATCGCATTACTGATTAATGACTGAAATTCAGGGTGACCGGCCCACGCGTCCAGCTCCGCATACGAAAGCGCATAGTCATAGTTGGTTTTGCGGCAGTGGTAGTTCTGCGGCTCTTTGTTATGGTTCGGTGCAGGGTTACGGCGGTTGGTGCCGTCCGAGCTGTTATTGGTGCTCGCCATCGGTCCCTTACTGCCAATTTTTACTTTCTGCCCTTCCTGCTCTTTAACCCCAAAGTGGTTAACCAGCTTCATGAAGTCATCCGACTCCATGGCGGCCTGTTCCAGTTTTTGCTGGATAGTCGGATCGACGCTGAAACGATTGGCAACGGCTGAGGGTGAGACACCGTTCAGATGTGCCTGGCGCACAATGTACTTATCAAATAGTTCGCGGGTCTGGTTTTCCATAGTTACCTCTTAGAAGTCTGCAAGCTGCGCGCTGCTGTTGCCGGTTGCCGCCGGTCGTGCGCTGTAATTTTCTGCGGGCTGGAGCTGAAGCTGACCGCGCAGCTCGTTAAGTTCGCTGGTCAGTTGCTGAATGGTGGCTTTATCCTGTTGGCGGTCCTGTTCCAGGGCACTGAACCGGTCAATCTGGTCTGCCTGAGATTGAGCAACGGCTTCAACAACCTGATGCAACTGACTGAACCGCTGATCGTCGGTTTTCTGGCCTTTACCAAGGATGCCCATCACGCGGTTGAACCAGTTGACGCCCTCCTCGCTGCGATGAGCGGCCAGTTCGATCACTTCAGCTTCAAGCGCATCAGAGAACAGCGGCGCCTCGATCTGCTGGTTATTGAAGGCCATCACCTGCGCGCGCTGCTGCGCGGCAAATTTAAGGCGCTCAGTCCCCAGACTTGCCGGGGTGTCCGTCATCGCCAGGCCGACCACATACGCCTTACCGTTAAGGGCAAACTGCGGATGCAGCTCAATACTGGAATAGATTTTTTTTCCTTCATCGGTGAGCTGCTTCATTCGTGCCGAAGCGTCGATCTCGGCATAGAGCGCCGTACGACCGGCCAGCGGCCCTTCGGTGATATCCTCCGCGCTTAAAGCAACAACATCACCCATGGCGCCAAAATTGCTGTCAGGAAGCATGGAGAGATAGTGCTCCACGTTCACGCGGGCGCCGTAAACGGCCGGGTTGTAGCTCGCCGCCGCATCGCGGAGGTGCTGCGGCTGGATCTCGCGCCCGTCAACGGTGGCGCCGGAAACCGCAACGCGAAACTTTTTGCGGGCGGGTTTAGTCGTGCTGGCCATGTCGTTTTATCCTGTTGATTTATGTCAGTCGCTGCATCATCGCAGAGCCTGAAAGCCCGGCGCCACGCGGTTTTGTTGTCGGAGAACGGCCAGACCTGAAAGCCCGAGCCGCGGGGATCGCGCGCAGGTAATCTCCCTGCTCAAAAGGGGGAAGTGATGATTCAGGATGCGTTTATTCGATTAAGGGCAAAACAGCTCTACTGGCAGGGTTACCCGCCCGCCGAAATTTCGCGACTCATGGGCATCAACTCAAACACGGTTTATTCGTGGAAAAAGCGCGACGCATGGGATGACACAACGCCCATCAAACGGGTGACGCAATCCATTGATACCCGTCTCTGCCAGCTGAGCGCGAAAGACAATAAAACCAGTGGCGATTTCAAAGAGATTGATCTGTTAACCCGGCAGTTGAAAAAGCTGGATACCGGGCAGGCCTCCACTACCACAGGCGCTAAAAAAACCAGTCGACGCAAGAAGAAAAATCACTTCTCCGAGGAGCAGATCGAGGCGTTGCGCTTAAAAATTCTCGACTCTCTCGCATGGCACCAGCGCGGCTGGTACGAACAGCGCGATCAGCGTAACCGGATGATCCTCAAATCGCGGCAGATTGGCGCTACCTGGTACTTTGCACGCGAGGCGTTGCTGGGCGCACTGAGAACGGACGTTAAGCACGACTACCAGCGCAACCAAATCTTTCTGTCAGCATCACGAAAGCAAGCGCTACAGTTCCGCAACTTCATCCGCAAAGCGGCTGAAGAGGTGGACGTCGAACTTAAAGGCGGCGAGCAAATCACGCTGTCAAACGGCGCGGAGCTGCATTTTCTCGGGACATCAGCTGCGACCGCGCAGTCCTACACGGGGCACCTGCGATTTGATGAGTTTTTCTGGACCGGTAACTTTATCAATCTGCGTAAGGTTGCCGGCGCTATGGCAACGCTCAAAGGCTTAACGCGTACGTACTTCTCCACGCCATCCAGCGAAAGCCATGAAGCCTATCAGTTCTGGACCGGCGATCGGTGGAATGCGAAACGGCCTAAAGCGCAGCGCGTTGATTTCGATGTGTCCTGGAAGAAAACGCGTAGCGGCGTGCTTTACCCGGACAAAACGTGGCGGCAGATCGTCACTATTCAGGACGCTATCAACAATGGCTGGGACTACACCGACATTGATGAAATCCGGGACGAAAACAGCCCTGATGAATTTGAAAACCTGTACATGTGCGAGTTCGTCAAAGACGGCGAAAGCGCGTTCAATCTTAGCCAGTTACTGGGGTGCGGCGCTGACGGGTATGACGATTGGCCCGACTGGAAACCGTTCGCCAGTCGCCCTATGGGGCAACGTGAGGTGTGGCTGGGCTACGACGCCAACGGCGGCAGCGGCAATGGTGATGCCGGTGCTCTATCCGTGACGGTCCCTCCCCTTGTGGCCGGCGGCCGGTTTCGCACGGTTGAATTGAAGCAACTGCGAGGACTTGAGTTTGAGCAGCAGGCGGCGGTCATCAAAGAGGCAGCCGAGCGCTACAACGTCACTCACATCGCCATTGACGGGCAAGGCGTCGGGGAGGCGGTCTGGCAGATTGTTAAAAACTGGTTCCCGGCGGCTATTTGCTACCAGATGAGCTTCTCTTCCAAGCGCGCCCTAGTCCTCAAAATGTTGCAGGTTATACGCGCCGGCCGCTGGGAATATGACCGCAGCGAGCAGGGTCTGGTCAGAGCCTTCAACGCTGTTCGCAAAGTTGTTACGCCCGGCGGTTTCATCACTTACGAAACTGACCGATCGCGCGGCGTAAGCCATGGCGATATGGCGTGGGCAACCATGCTTTCGATTATCAATGAACCGTTGGGCCAGGAAAGTGGCGGCGGTGGTTTCGCAATGGGATGGTAACTGTGAAAAAGAAATACGGTAAAAAGCCGATAGCCAGCACCGCCGGCCCTGACATTGTGGAGTCACTGAAGGCCGATCCCGCGTTGACAGCGTTCAGCTTTGACGGCCCTTATCCCGTGCGGGATATGGCCGATTTGCTGGACAATCTCTATTGCATGGATAACGGGCGATACTATGAGACGCCGGTGGATTTTTACGGACTGGCTAAAGCTCCGCGCCAGAGCGCCTGGCATGAGTCGGCGTTGTATTTCAAACGTAATGTGCTCACCGGCTGTTTTATCCCGCACAAGCTGCTCAACCGTCAGACATTCTCGGCCTTCGCGCTGGACTGGTTCACGTTTGGCAATGCCTACCTTGAACTCCCGCGCAATCGCCTGGGCGGGCCACTTCCCTTCCGGCATTCACTGGCGAAGTACACCCGGCGTGGGAGCACAGATCTCGATCAATACTGGTTCATCCGGCGCTGGAAAGAGGAACACTCATTTAAACCGGGTTCAGTGTGTCACGTTCTAAACCCTGACATTAATCAGGAGGTCTACGGCATGCCCGAATATATGGCAGCGCTGCTGGCGGCCAGCCTGGCCCACTCCGCTGACATGTTCCGTAAGTTGTACTACGACAACGGATCGCATGCTGGATGTATTGTCTATATTGGCGCTGGACAGGTTGACGATAAAAGCATGAAAGCAGTCAAAGAGACGTTGACCGGTGCGCGTGGGAAAGGCGCATTTAAAAACCTGCTGCTGCATGCGCCAGGCGGCGGCAAAGACGGCGTACAAATCCTCCCCTTCCAGCAGATCACGGCGAAAGATGAGTTTATCAACATTAAGAACGCCACACGTGACGACATACTCGCAGCGCACCGTATCCCGCCGCAGCTGATGGGCGCCATGCCAGAGGGAAACGGATCATTTGGGGATATCGAGAAAGCCGCTCGGGTCTACGCTATCAACGAACTGACACCCGTGATGGAAGCGCTGAAGGTGGTCAACGAGTGGATCGGAGAAGAAGTGATCCGCTTTAACCCTTACGCGCTGCTTACTCCTGAGAAATAACCGCCAGAAAAATTCAGTTTCTTTAAACAACATCAGCCATTTATAACAGGCCAGCGTTTTCGCTGGCCTCATCTTTTCTGCTTAAAGAATCCCGCATCAGCGCCCCTATGCGCATCGCTGCTTTTTGCCTGCACGGGGGCATGCCTCCACCCAAAACGACGACTCACAGTGACGCAGAACCCGTGAAATTGCGTATTCTGCTGCCTTCCCTACCCTGACCCGCTTGCGGGGGCTTGCCCCCCGTCACCTGCGCACAGCTATCCTTTCACTTTTAGTGCAGATGAACACTACATCTGGAGCGGTATACTATCCAAGAGCGGAACTCGAAACGCAGTATCTCAAGTTGTTCAGAATCGTGCATTCTTATGCATCAAGTAACAGATAATATTGAAGAGTGATTATAGATATGAATTTATCTCTGTAGATAAAATCATCTATCCTTCACATTTTAGCCGCCTCAATTTCAGAACACACATTCTGTAAAAAATATTTTTATAAGATTTAATTTATAAAACCCGCTAAAAGCGGGTTTTATATACTCAAACGCAATATCTATTACCACATCTAAAAACAACTTTAAAAAATGAAACCTGCAAAATTAAAAAAATCACAACATTATAGTTAACAAAAAAATCAAACCAACGCAATCAAGGTTCATAAATTAACAGCTCATTTTTATTACCTATATTAGACAAAATAACTTCATAGTCATCTTTCCAAAATAGTAATCTTAAAGCCCTTCCTGACTTAGTAATATGAACTCGATACGCGTAGAACTCACCATATACTCTCTGCACACCGCTTGTTGCTGTTGTATAAAAGGGTTTTATTTCATTTACCTCTGTATCAGCCAGTAAATTGACAATTGCATTATATACAACAGAACTATATTGCTGCCCTTGGAAAGACTGATTTTCCTTCAAAGACTTTACAAAACCATCACCAATTTTAAAGTCATCCCAATCAATAGTGGTTGTTAATGCACTCATTTTAATTAAACCAATGACACCAACATAAAATGCAAACTTATATTCAAGCTCAGTCTCAGCTTTTTTATATAATTCATAACCATCCATTTCTGAGAAGATGCTATCAATATTAGATATTACATCTAGACAATTATAAAATTCTAGTGGTAATACATGTACACATGCAGGCTCTACATCTTTAATAACACCTTTAAAACTTATCCTTTGAGTTAACTGGGGATTTAGAGGATGATAATATACTGGAACTAATTGTGATTGATTAAAGAAACCATCAATAGCCATCGAACAATATATTTCCTGCAACTCTTTCATTCGACATTGAGAAATAGACACAATATCACTCTCAACTTCTGGTTCTTTATCCCACTCAACAATATGTTGTTCCTCTAACTCCTCTGAATGTTTGATAATTGTATGTATAGTACGAACAATATCACTTGAACAAAAAGCCGTTCCCTCTCTTAGTTGTGATATTTTATGTTGAAAAATACGCTCACTAGGAAAATAATCATAAGAATGCATTTTAGAAACTATATCCCTCTCTAAGTAAATAGAGTAAATCCCTGAAGATAATAATTCAGACAGAATCCTTAGATTATCAACAACTTTATCAAAATAAATGTCATCACTCAGCGTTGGTGATACTAAATATTCAAAATTAATCACGGCGTTCATTTTTGACCTCGAAGCTAAAACTTTTCACTAGTTTTTTCTCTTTTTTTCTTTTAAGACTAGCTTCAAATAGAATACGTTCTATTTCTCGATCGGTCTGATCGAAGAAATCGACGGGCCAGTCAATTACACTGCCGTATTTATTAACTTCAACCATTTTAAAATCAGAAACACCATATTCTTTATTAATGAAAAACATTGATACGTCATTTTTAATCGTTTCATCTGATTCTTGTGCGATACGTAATCTTAGCCTATTAATAAGATACTCACTATGAGTTTCAATTATACATTGCCTCTCCGCCCTAGCTATTGCGATAAATAAATCACACAATCTAGATTGAACTTGTGGATGTAGATGAAGCTCTGGTTGTTCAAAAATAAGGATATCATCCTCATCAGATAATAAGAACATAATAACTATTGGTAAAACTTGACTAACTCCAACGCCGACATGTGTTAAGTCTTGCCACTCCTCATTTTTATTTACCTTGACATTTAATTCGTATCCTAATTTACCTTTATCGCTTGTTTTAAAGTCTTGAATAACACCAAGATAAGATAACCATTCCAAACATGCATATTTAAATAGTTCAGTCTTAGGTATTAAAACCAAATTGCCATTTACTATGCTTGGCGATAAATAATTGATATGTTTATCGCGATTTTTATGTAAAACTGCAGCAGTATATTCTCCTTTGAGCCCCACTGAATTGGGATCTAAATGCCCAAATGAAGAGTATAGAGCTTGAGGCTCCATTCGTAATGGGCCAAGATATTTTACTGAACGAGAGAAATACATACTTAAGCTGTATTCAGCCTCTAAAAACTCTTTTGCATTATATAAAGTAACTTCGGATTTATTTGGCATTGCATTACACCAAATATCTTGTAATGCAGGTCTATTTCTACTAATTAACTCAATTAATGACTTTCTTGTTTTATCATCAAGGTCGCTAACAAATCTCCGCCATTCAATTATAGAGATCTTATTTGCTCTAAAAAAGCTATCAGGAAAAATATCCGCACTAAGATTAAAGTTTGCTCTAACTATATCTTCTTTAAGTTTAGATATAAACTCGTCTTCCTCAAGATTCAAGCTAAGCTCATGCATCATACCTCGCTGTAAATATTTATCAGGCACAGTAATCGAATCATAAATAACTTGTCGTTCTTTTTTGATTAATTTGAATATCTCATATAAAAACTCGCTCGGTAACACAAGATACTCTTCATCTATATAAGAAACCGCACTTTTAACATTATTACTACTTAAAGTATTTGTTACAAAGTCTAATATATTAGAGCTGATTTTCTTCACATAATTGAATTTTAGTACAATATAATGTGGTATAAGTTCTCCACGATATGTTCCTAACACCTCAAACTCTGGATATTCAATTTCCATCCTATTCATTTCTGAGGACTTAAAAGAGACAACAGAGTATGGCCAATCTTTATCATGAGAATCATCGTCATACTCAACTTCAATATAGTCAGTTTCGATGCCCTCTCCCTCTTCATCCAATACTTGAATTGAAAACTTATTGGATAAAATTAAAGGATGATACTCGTCCGCTCCTGTTTTCCCGCTATCGAGCCCTATAGAAAGCTCACACTTGAAAATCTTTGAATCTTGATTTTTATACCTAGTGCTTTTAATAGGGAGAGTAAATGAAATATTGATCACATCCTCTTCTGAAAAATGATTTTTTATATCTAAAAATGCCCCAAGGCGCACAAGATGACCATTTAAGATGATTGAATCATTTTGATATCTATTGGAAAAACTCTGACAAATCAATAAGATAACCTGTATCAGAGAACTTTTTCCACTACTATTTGAACCACAAAGTATGGAAAGCCTATTCAAATCAATGGGTTGACTCATTTTTATTGACTTGAAGTTTTTAATATTTAGCTCAGTTAACATTTTTGCTCCTAAAAGTGCACTGACCATTACTGACAAGATAAATCATAAAAATTCTAACGTGTAGATGACTCATATGATTCAATAAATCAATCCTAACACAAGAACTGCCAACCGATACTTGACCTGAAATTAATTTTGCTTAATCCATATTCAAAGTACAAAATCATCTAACAGAATAAATCAGGGATTTTTTATGAACTAAGGCTCATTAACTTATAGAATCTGCTGACTACACGAACGTCTAAGGCACTTACGAAAGATTTTTCGCTGTGTTGAAGGTTGTTTGCTAACGTTAAGGGGCCCTACATAGTGCTCCCAAAGTCACTTTCTTGTTGGCATTACACCATTTCTTTTTTTTAAACCTTTCCTTTTCGCGCGTAGGGGACAGTTATTGCCACGAGTCCAAGGGGCGACGGGGTCGCCCTGGGCGGCGCTTTCAGCGCCTGGGTTAGCGGGAGCCTTCTTCACCATCTTCCAGGTATGGACATGCGTGCATATTTTGTTTTCCTTACCGGTGATTGGCGACCAAATGCCATAAATACGAATCCCGTGATCGCCATAGGTTCCTGGTTCGACTGTCGGCTCGTAGGCGGTATGAATGAGGTAATTTTTGCGGGGAACAAGTACACCGCCCTGCTTCATGATGTAAGTGGCAAAACAGCCAACATCAGCAGCAGCGAGCACAGCGTCCAGTTTTGGATCCATAAGTACCGGAGCGCCCGGTTTGCTGGTTTTCATTGCACGAGTTGCCTGCGATGCGAACAATCGTAACTCGCGGTACGCCTGGCGGCCTGGAATCCCAAAAAAACGAAATTGTTGAACACGGTGCAACGATGCCCATGCAGTGACGTACTCGGCACTATCACGTAGTGATTTACCCGTCTCCTTGCTGACGGTGTCACCCAGCCCACGCCCATCGATGTTTTTACTGACGTACTTTGCAATATAACTGGCCGGAGTCCCCTTTCGCGGGTCTATCAGCTTTGACTTGAAACGAGCGCCAGTGTTATTGCCAAGTTCGGCGCGATCTTCTCGGATAGCGAAACGACGCAGCAGCTCTGTGATTGCACGTCGATGTTTTTTGCGCATAAAACACAATAAATGCCAGTGCACAGTTCCATCGTGATGTGGTTCGGCTACGCGGACGCCGTACCAGCGCAGCTCTTTTTTGTGCATTGCCTTACGGAATGCCGCAAACGTATCAACCAGATAGTCGCTGCTTTTCCTAACTGTCGAGTGATCCCATATAGGGTTAGGCTTCCCGTTCATCAGTGTGGCGTGGTACTTAGAAGGACAGGTGATGGTATAGAACATGGCGCAGTCGCCACGCATTTCAGCTATCAATTCCAGGCCTTTGACACAGGCCATCATCTCATTACGACGGTGCGCTGGATTGCTGGCACTTGCAAGCACCACATCCTCCATGCTGAGCGTGTCGCCATCTTCGTTAATCAGATCATGGTTGCGGAAAAAATCCATCGCCTTACGGCGTTGTTCCCGCTTCTGCAACAGAATGTCATGGCTGACATAAGGTGATGCGTGCCGATGAACAAGGCACGCAGCCCGAAGTAACTCTTCCCGCCATTCGTTGCGGAGTTGCCACAGCTTACGTTGCCACCAGTCAGCACAACGCATACGGGCAAGCGCGCCCGGTATCAGCTCGTAATTAATCGGGTTGCGGCGATTATGTTTGTTGCGGAGCGCTTCATAACCCGGCGGGATAACATCAAGGCGTGACACTTCGGCCGCCACACGACGATAGAGCTCCAGTATTACGATGGGAGAAGCTAATTCATCGGTCAGCATCTCACCGCAAAGCTGGATAAAAATCATATCAATGTGCGCTGCGACCAGCGTTGAAAGCCGCTTAACCTCCCGCTGATTCAGTTCAGCAAGTCGAAGGAGTTGATCAAGGCTATCCCTGCCAGCCATGGCCTGGAATGACAGCGACGCCTGGTTAGCACGGACCTTGTCAATTCTCACTAATGAGGGAGTAATGACCTCATTCAGATAGGTAGGCAAATGGCGCGGATCTTCTGATTTTTCCAAATACTTAATCCTTGTTTCCAGCGGCTTGCGCAGGAAACCAGGCAAGCTGGCGACGTCATCACGAATCAGGGTAAGAGGATCAACACGATGGAGTTCTGCATGTCGCTTAGCCTTCTCAATCAGCGCATCATTCAATTCGTCATAGTGCCAGGGATCGCAATGTGCAACAGAAAAGAGGTACTCTTCTGCTGCACGACTCATTGCTTCAGCCTGCTCGCGTTGATCGCTTTTATCCTGCTCATAAAGCGCAATCCAGACGGCCAGCGCAGAGGGTTTCCGTGCAGGCACATCAACAGCATAAGGGTTTACTGGCTGCTTTCTGGCATTCCAGCTCCATGCCAGGGATGTGGAGTCAGGCATAACTCACCTTCGAATCTTATTTTGCAAAGCCAACGCTTTAACAAGCCGGCGCGCCAAACATTTCGGCATATGTCGCATCACCCATCACCGCCCCACAGTCCGGGCAACCTCCACCACCAGAACGACCGCAACCACCACACACGCGAAGAACGCCAATCACTTCACCGGCCATATCGCGGGTTTTGGCGCTAACGGAACGTCGAACTCTGAAGGCGTGGAGATTGAAAGCGGAGTAGATCTGGCGTGTTTCTGGTGTGTCGCTATTCGAGATGGCCGATCGCGTTCCATGCTGGCGATTAACGTCCAGCAACGCCGTAACCAAAGCGCGGTGATCATCCAGGGTAAATGGCTTGCCGTAAGCGGTAAAATTGGCTGTTTTGCTAGTCGGGATGTACGGCGGATCGCAGTAAATCACGGAGTCCAGGCGATTCCTGGCGACGTACGGAATGGAAGTACGAAAATCATTACAAAGAAAGAGCGCGTGAGTATCCCGCGCCTTTTCGGCAAATAGGCGCATTTCTGCTTCTGGAAAATAAGGCGCCTTATAGCTGCCAAATGAAACATTGAAACCGCCATCCCTGTTGGTGCGATAAAGCCCGTTAAAGCAGTGGCGGTTCAGGTATAAAAATGATGCAGCCCACCGTACAACGTAATCATCTGCACACTCGTCATCCCACGACAGGTGGTTGAACAACTTGCGCTCTTCGTAATAGCTATCTTCGTTATTGCCATTTCTGAATACGTTCCTGGCGATCAGTATCAATCTTTCAGGGTCTTCCCTGAGCGCGCGGAAGAAATTGATCAATGCGCGATTGCTGTCACAAAGCACATAGCGGCGGTATTCCGTATTCATAAAGACTGTGCCACTGCCTACAAAGGGCTCAATCAAGCAATCGGCTTTAGGCAGGTAATTCAGCAGTCGCGGCAAAACGCGGGTTTTACCGCCAGCCCACTTAAGAGGTGACTTAATCATTTGCGGCATTCCTGGTTATAGGTTTCATGGGTCATCAGTCGCCACTGCTTACCACCGTTTTTGCTGAGCAAACGCCAACGGAGGCCAATGCGGATTACGAGATAGGCGTGTGGCTTGACTCGGGTGTAATTACGCTGTCCACGAGCAAAGCAATTCAGGGCGGCAAGCGCCCTCTTACAAACCGGCAACGGCGCGTTACAAACAACAGATAAATGCGAATGCATGGCGGCCCTCACAGCGATCCAATGTGTGGGGAGGTTAAGCGCTGCCAGATTTCGCAGACTTGCTCCGCTTGATATCGCGCGTCAGTGAGCGTGTAACATGCCAGGGCGCTTCTCGCATGAGGCGCATAGTCTGTGGCAGCAGCAAGGTCGAGAAGTGAACGAATGCAGCGGTATTTTGTGCCTTCAGGGAAAATGCCTGACATCTCTAAGCGATCCACGGCATAACGAAGTGACACCAGTTTTTCCGGAGCATCTTTGAACCATACGAATAACGCCGCGTTCCGGGGACAGGTGTTGTCGGCGATGAAAGCAGCAAGGCTGCAAAGTGCATCTTCTTCAGCTTCGGTTGCGCTCATCACTTCGGCGCGCCAGTGAGAGTCTTTTTTCATCCAGTCGAATGCGGTACTAATGCTGATACGGCCCTTCAAGCTTTCAGATTTACGAATGTCTATCGAAGAATAAAAAACCTTTCCGATCTGCCCTGTTGAGGGTTCAAAAAACACAGCTTCAATGGCACACAGAGGTGATGACGGTTTCTTATTAACGTTAATCAAATCGATCATTAAGTGATTCATGGTCTACTGCCCTCGCTGGTGATTGTTTCGTGGTTGGCTATCCACTGCTCAAGTGCTGAATAAATCTCTTCGGGGGTAAGGCCTTGCTCTTTCAGCAGGCCCATACGGATGCGCAGCAATCCGAGTAAATGGGCGCGCTCGCCTTTGCGCGCATTGGTGCTGATTCCCATAAACCCTGGATCGCTTATTCCGCCTTCCGGCTTTATTGACGTAACCGACATGCAACCTCCTAAAAAAGCAAAACGAATCCCCGGCAAAGTGAATGCCGTTATTTTTAAAGCAGGTTAATTAATTGTTTGGACGCGATTTTCTTTTAATCTGCTTAAATATCCTTTCATGCCAGTAATACATGAAATCAATAAAGGTCATTCGCGCGCGATCGTGATCACCGCGAATTGCTTTTTCGAGCCCGTAAATTATTAAATCTTTAGACGGGCTTTTTGAGCTAATGGTGATACGAGCACCATTTTTTAGATGTACAGTGAACCCATGCTCGGCACTTTCCATTGCCTCTCGGATCAGCATTTCCTGTTCCCAAGATGTTTTTTCTTCGGTGAACATGGCGTACTCCGATGATCAGTTAAAGCGAGGTGGCTCGAGCCGCCAGGAGGCTTTAGCTCCCAGTTTCAGGTGTTCCAGGATCTCCGGTGTAACCTCTACGGTTACCGCTTGCGGCTGAACAAACGTCATAGCCCTCTTCAGTTGCTCAGCGCCAAGAGATAGCAGGTCATATGGTTTAGGGATCTCACCATCGGTGACGGAAATAATGATGTTGCGGAGTTCTTCAAGGGTGCATTCATCATTCTCGCCTTGAAGCATTGCGAAATGATAAAGGTGGGATACGCCATGACGTAAAAGCTGGAGAGAGTAATCATGATTCCATTCCAGAAACTCTTTATTGAAATGGAAGCATTGTAAAAGCGAGTTAATTTTGTCTGCATATTCGAGTTTCATTTTCGCCCCCAGAGATTAAAAAGCAATAAACCGCTTTTTACTCATGATTCTGTCAATCGTTCGGCATGCTTCTGATAAAGCAAAGTCAATGCCGTAATAATGGCCTGTGTGCGTAATTTGATAGCGCTGGCGGTTGTACGGTTTTTTGCGTGGGAGTTTCAGAATAGTAAAACCACAGTAGAGGCTGGTTTTGCTATTGAGTTGTGATACTGATCTGCGGCTACCGTTCTTCATGTTTCCTCCCCTGACACCGGCTATCGACCTGGCTCACCGAGACCAAGCCACATCAACCACCCTTCCCTGATCTCCTTTGGACGACTTTCGTAGGCCAGTTTCATGCCGTTGTTCCAGGCTGGAAGGTAAACCCAGTACTCGCCCGCACGGCCAGAAGTAGACTGGGGATCGGTCATCTCGATTACAGGAAGCTTCCCTTTTTCTATCATGCCCTTCACCGCAGCAGGGGTTTTCCCGATGAGTCTGGCGAACTCCTGATAAGGCACAGCATCCGTGCTACTTACAAGCTGTTTGCTCATCTGTTACATTCTCCTTTGGTGTAATTAATTGCTCTTAATGGGCAATAGTTGCTCCTATTGGTTATTCATCTATCGATTAAAAACATCATCGATAGGTTTAATATTCTACTATAGGTGATTTCATGTCAACACCGATCCATGAAAAGATAAAGCTCATTCGAGAATCAGAAAGGTTAAATAGAAGGCAATTCAGCGATTTAACAGGCCTCGTATATGGGTCATTTTGTAGCTATGAGGCTGGAGATAAAAAGCCTGGGATAGAGCCAATTATGAAAATCCTTCAGCACCCCCGCTTTATCAAATACACACTGTGGTTTATGACCGATCAGGTGTCCCCTGAATCCGGTCAAATCGCACCGGCCCTCGCACACTTTGGGCAAGACTTAACAACCTCGCAGCACTCAGACCAAAAGACTGGTTAACAATTAACCGGTCTTACATACATTTCAAATGTTTATTATTGGTCGAAAAGTATTCATCACATAATTGCAACGCGTTAAGGCCTAAAGGCAAACGCACCCATCGGAGGGTTTTCTTATGACTATTAAGAAACTCGATGATGGTCGATATGAAGTGGACATCAGGCCTGCTGGTCGCAATGGAAAGCGTATCCGCAGGAAGTTTGATAAGAAAAGTGAAGCGGTAGCTTTCGAGAAGCATACCCAGTTCAACCACCACACCAAAGAATGGTTATCAAAACCGACGGATAAGCGGCATCTGTCTGAACTGATACAGCTTTGGTGGAATTTGAAAGGCAAGCATGAGGAGCACGGTCAGATAAACCGCAACAAGTTAGATATTTTTTGCAGGATTACCGACGATCCTTGTGCTTTTCAGATTACAAAAGCGCTGATTAGTCAGTATTACGCGGCAAGAAGAAGCCAGGGCATTAAAGCTTCCACCATTAACCGTGATCTCAACAGCATCAGTGGCATGTTCACAGCGCTTATCGAGGCCGAGTTGTTTTCGGGTGTACATCCGATCAGAGGGCGGAAGAAGTTGAAAGAAGATGTCCCAGAAACTGGCTATCTGACAGAGGACGAAATCAAGCACTTGCTCTTTAAACTGGATGGCGACAACAAGAAGATAGCTGTTCTGTGTTTAAGTACTGGTGCTCGCTGGGGCGAAGCGGCTCGACTCAAGGCGGAACACATCATACAGAACCGTGTGACGTTCGTTAAAACCAAGAGTAACAAGCAGCGGACTGTTCCAGTTTCAGCGGAAGTGGCAAAACTCATAGCGGATGGTAAACGAGGGTTGTTATTTGGTAAGGCGTCTTATTCTGACTTCAGGCAGATACTCAGGGAAGTAAAACCTGATCTTCCGACCGGCCAGGCGACGCATGCACTACGCCACAGTTTCGCGACGCACTTTATGATTAATGGGGGAAGCATCATTACATTACAGAGGATCCTTGGACATGCGCGAATTGAGCAAACTATGGCCTACGCTCACTTTGCGCCCGAATACCTCCAGGATGCAATCTCACTTAACCCGCTGAGAGGTGGTGCTGATGCGTAAAATGTCCACATTATGTCCACACTTAGGTAGGTAAATATGGCTTTCAACGGTCTTGCGTGCCGCGCAATCCCGCATTGCACCGTTGAAAGCCGTTATATCTAGGATGGCTAACGCACCCGACGGGGCTTTTTTTCCCACCGCGTGGACAAGTATTCCCCAGACAGATGTGATAAATTTAAAAATATCACTGTT